GAGTATCCTTGGAGCAGAATGAAGGGAGAGCACAAGAGGTCGTACGGCTTATTTTGTATCTACAGGGATTTGGGTGCGAAGAGAAGCATGAATGCGGTGCGAGAGGCATGTAGGCGGGAAGGAAGGTTGGCAGGACAGGATCATATCAGGGAGTTATTTAACAAGTACAATTGGGAGGAAAGGGCGCGGTTGTTTGACTCCTGGCTTGACCAACAGATGGTTGAGGAGCGCAATAGTGCGATAAAGGATATGACCCGGCGGCACGCTGAGCGGGCGATGCAATTTCAAGAGATGGCATTTGTTCCATTGAAGGCGTTGCTCGAGAGAATGAAGGATAAACCGACAGACTTTACACAGGTGCAAAAGATGGAGGTGTTTGACCTGTTGAGGATGATGAAGGAGTTCTTTCCTCAGTTTAAGGATGCTGTTACGATAGAAAGAACCGCGCGCGGCGAAGCGTCTGAAATCATCAAGATGGATATGCAGGAAGGAGACCTGGCGAAGAAAATGCTTGAGGATAATGACACATTTGAGGCCTATACATTATTCCTACAGAAGATAACAGCAACAAAGAAGATTGACGCCGGGGAGGATGATGCAACAACTATTACAATCCCAGCAGAGTAAGTCGCAACCAAACTTCAATATCTATCAAATTGCCCGCACATCTCCTGCGGGTTTAGCTGTTCTTTCATCTAACGGAACATACATTGTAGCACCGCACGTGTCTTTGCTTGACCGTGCCTTGTTACAGGTTGCGTACGGCCAGATTAGGCGACTCATTATAAATATGCCACCCCAGCACGGCAAAAGCACACTTACCAGCGCAAACTTCCCTGCATGGTTCCTTGGAAAGTTCCCACGCAAGAATGTCATATTAACGGCGTATGAAGCAGACTTTGCAGAGAGTTGGGGTGCGAAGGCTCGAGACATAATGGAGACATACGGGCCGACAGTTTTTGGGATGACAGTAAGAAAAGATAAGCGGGCAGGCTCATCATGGCAGGTGTGCCCAGTTACTAATATGACAAGATATCAGGACGGCGGCACAATGCGAACGGCAGGTATGGGCGGCGCTATAACTGGAAAAGGCGCTGATATCTTAATAATTGATGACCCGATAAAGAATGATGAGCAAGCCCGCAGTAAAGTAACGAAAGAACATCAATGGGATTGGTATCAGAGCACGGCGTACACAAGGTTGTCCCCGACAGGCGCTATCATCATTATACAGACCAGGTGGGCGGAGGATGATTTAAGTGGGCGCGCTATTAAAGAGATGAATGAAGGCAGAAGCACAGACAAGTGGCATATCATCAAATTAAAGGCGTTCGCAAAGGAAAACGACATATTAGGCCGGGCGTACGGAGATGCTTTATTCCCTCAGAGATATGATAAGGAGAATCTGACAAACATAAAGAGCAACTTGACTGCATACTGGTGGTCGGCGCTTTATGACCAGGAACCGACTCCAGAAGAAGGGAACATATTCAAGAGGCAATGGTGGAAGTTCTACCCACATCATTCTTTAGACAATTTAGGCCGCAAGAAGGCAACGAACCCAGATGGGTTTGACGAAATAACAGTAAGTTTCGATTGTTCGTTCAAAGACCTTGCAGACTCATCATATGTTGTTGGCGGCGTATGGGGTAGGCGCGGCGCGAATAAGTATCTTCTGGACCTTGTGCGTGACAAGATGGACTACCCAACAACGAAACTTGCAATCAAGGCTACATTATGGAAGTGGAAAGAGACCCGCCGGGTATTAATAGAAGACAAAGCGAACGGAACGGCTGTCATTCAAGACCTAAAGAATGAACTGTCAAGCATAATTCCTGTCCCTGCAGTTACAAGCAAGGTAGCGCGGGCACAGGGGTGCTCGAGCACAGTAGAGGCGGGCAATGTCTACCTGCCAGAGGGTGCGCCGTGGGTGCAGGATTTTATAGAAGAACTGTGTTCATTCCCTAACGCTGAATATGATGACCAAGTGGATATGACAAGTCAATATCTAAACGACTGTCTCGAGAGAGAGGGCAGACCGAAGGTAGGAGTGTATGGAATTCGATAAAAGAGGTGACATATGAAATTTAAGATCCCGTATTTGTCTAAAGTGTCGACGGCAGTGACAACAGGCGCGAACAAATATCTGATGAACCTTCTGTCTAATTTGTTCTTTTCTCGGGACTTCGGCCTTATGGACCCGACAGATCAGACATCACTTGTAAATGCATATAAGTCATGGACATATGTGTTCGCAAACAAGAATGCACAGGCTGTAGCGTCTGTGCCGTTGAAGCTATACACGGCGAAGAAGAAGGGCGCACAGAAGAAGATGCTGTTTGAAACACGTCCTATATCTAAAGAGGTGCGTGATTTCATGTTTAACAAGCACCCACACATTATAGGGCTGAAGGCTGTGCAGATGGCGGAGGATGTAGAGGAGGTGCTCGAGCACCCGTTCCTTGATTTGATGAATAATGTTAACCCGATATCTAATAGGTTTGACTTGTGGGAGGGCACACAACTCTTCGAAGAACTAACCGGGCACGCATACTGGTACATACTGAAAGACGGTATGGGCGTCCCTCAAGAGATATGGCTGTTACCATCAGACAAAGTGCGCATAGTGCCGGGCACCCCAGACAGCGGGAAAATAATAGAAGGCTATATTATGACAATGGGCGTGAACAAGGTGGCGTTCCTTGAAGAAGAGGTTGTTATGTTCAAGTTCCCATCCCTTACCAGTCAGTTCTACGGGTATTCGCCACTCACTGCCGGGGCTGATTCATATAATACGAACCTGGCGATGCAGAAGTATAATCTGAACACATTCAAGAACATGGGCCGCGTGTCGTCTGTGCTTGTCCTGCCTCCTGACGCCGGGGCCGACCAAGACACAATAGATCAGTTACGCACAGAGTGGCACAACATTTACGGCGGAATAGACAATGTAGAGAAAACGGCTATATTGTCAGGCGGCGTAGAGTTCAAGAATGTGTCATTAAACCCTAAAGACTTGAACTACCTTGTGGGCAAGAAGGCAACAATGCTCGAACTTGCGAACATTTTCGGTGTGCCCATGTCAAAGATAACATCAGAAGATGTTAACCGGGCGAACGCCGATGCAGGCGAGCGCCAGTATCAATCAGATACAATAAAACCACGTTGCATGAGAAAGGAGCAGAAGATTAACGAGAAGCTTATGCCCATGTACGACCAGGGGCTGTTTGTTATGTTCGATAATCCTGTTGAAAAGGACATTGAAGTTGAAATGAAGATGCAGGATTTAGATATCAAGACATACGTTAGAACCATCAATGACATCAGGAAAGAACGTGGGTTCGATCCTGTCCCGTATGGTGATTTGCCACTTGTTCCTAATACCATCGGGCCGTTAGGCGAAGCGGCGCGGCTACAGGAGCAACAGATCGCGGCAACATCTCAGCGGGCGCAGCAACAGGCAAATCAGACTGCACAGGCTATCAAGAGGGCATTAAGTGAATAATTGGAGGGTTGGGTGGAAAGGGAACTTATTGATGAATATACGCCATTTGTTGAGTCTATTGTCTACAAGCATGTGCAAATGTGGCGAGCATGGGACATACAGGACGATTTGTTACAGGCCGCAATGGAGGGTTTATGCAGTGCGGCGGCACGGTACATGAGGAAGCCGGAAGAGAAAAGAACTAATTTCAGGTCGTACATGACTCAGTCTGTGTATGGCCAGATATTTGATGAACGGCGTCGCTCTTTAGGCGGGCAGCGCCGTGGCGATGGCAGTAAAGACCTTGTTATACTGGAGATGATATCGTTGGATGATTTAAATGGGCACACGCCAGCCACAGAAGATGTTAATATGGATGTTGTAGGGCTGAGGATTGTAGTAGACAAGTGTGGTATACTGTCAGATGAAGAGTGGCTTGTTATTAAGTATTCGATGAGCTGTAAGACTGACCAGGAAATCGCAAATCTCATGGCTACAACAAAAGCGGAAGTCAAGGAGTATTATTCAAGCGCCGTTAAAAAACTACGGAGTTACATGCAAGGATGAAAGAGATAATCGAAGCATTAAAAGACCCCGAAGTAAAACAGGCAATATCAGATTTTGTTCAGAAACAGGCGGACAAGGACACTCGAGACCTAATAGAGATATCCCACAGGCGCTTTGTAGATAAGTGGGAGAAGATGTTCGCCTATACAATAAAGAAGTTCTGGCGAAGACAGTGCGATGAGATACTCGCTCGTATGGACAGTCTCGACAGCACAAAAGAGTTCATGGACCTTATTATGAAAGGCGGGCCGGGTTCGGGTAACTTCGGACATGCAGGCAGACCTGGCAAGAGAGGTGGTAGTTCTTCTGGCGGTTCTTTTAGATCAGGCGGCGTGACTTTTGACCCGCACAAAGAGAATGATGAGATAAAGGCATTAAAGGAAATGCACAAAGACGTTACTCCTGAAAAGGTTGTTTTGTCTAAAGAACAGGTAAAGAGATATACTGAGAAATATGATTTTAACAAGGCGCAGCAAAGCACAGACTGGAAGACTATCCAAAGTATTGAGAAGAGCACGTCTGTGCCTCCATGCATTTTGGGTGGAAAGAAAGATAAGTGGTATGTTATGGATGGGTGGCACCGCATAGCTGTTGTAGCGAAGCACGGCGGCAATAAGATACTGGCATACTTTGACCCAGGGACAGTAAAACATTTGGAAATTAAAGGCGGGCCGGGTTCGGGTAACTTCGGACATGCAGGCAGACCTGGGCAACGTGGTGGCAGCGCTCCTACCAGTATGGTATTTCATGGCACTTCCCTTGATGCAGCAAAAAAGATATCTGTTGAGGGAATTAAAGAGTCTGCATATGGCGGCGTATATGCATCATATTCGAAAAGAGAGTCCTTGTCATACGCATTGACTAAAGCAAAAGAAGTCAGGGCTGATGGTAAAGGGGATGGGAAGGAAGCTGTTGTTGTTGTCGTAAATTCTAAAGTGTTTGACCCCAGCGGTAGCAATAAAGGGTCGTATGTACTTCGTCGTGATTCAACAGTTCCAGCAAAAGCTATTGTTCGCATAGAGATATATAAGACGCAGGACTTGCAGAAATATAAAGACACGGTATCTGACACTCCAATGAGGGATAGAGATAGTGTACCGTACCCAAAACCAATTGAAATAGTTAGCGGGCGTACGCTTAAAAAAGAAAAGAGTACATACCTGTATATGGCACTTGTTGTTCAAAATAAAGTTAAAAAAGAGTTTGTTCAAAAGGCCTCAGACTCCATATGGACGTTTGGCAAATATACGTGGGACAAGGAAGCAGAAGATGAAGGAAGGGCGCTGCTGAAGAAAATTGTTGTAGAACGCGGTAAAGAGGTAATGAAGGAATTGCCTGTTATCGGTATTTCATTTGAACAGGACTACCCGGAGGTAGACGAGTGGGTAGATAGCCATGCATATAGATTTTCATTTGACATGAATGAAGAGACGGAGCGCATGTTACGAGATAGTATGATGGAAGGTTTTAACGCCGGGGAGTCAATGCCGAAATTGGCAGACCGTGTGCGGGCTGTTTTTGCTGACATGGAGGCCTGGCGTGCCTTGCGCATAGCGCGCACAGAAACCATACGTGCGAGTAATTACGGCGCAGAAACGGCGTACATTAAATCGGGGGTAGTTGAGTATAAGGAGTGGTTGACGGCGCACGACGAACGCTTATGCGAGTTCTGTTCATATTTTAATGGAAGAACGTACCCGGTTGGTGGGCTTATATGGCCGAAGGGAGAACCGCTCGAAGTTATAACAGGCGAAGAGGGAGAACTGACATCACATATTATGAAGATGGATTATGAGGACATCAAAGCGCCTCCACTTCATCCAAATTGTAGATGTACCCTTGTGCCTGTTGTGTTCGAGAAATACAAAGAGCCACCACCTAAGACAAGAGGGCCGAATAAACCAAAGGTAGAACCGCCTCCGCCTCTTCCACCGCCTACAAAAGATAGGGGTGCCGGGCTTCTTGATGATGTTCAGAAGAAGGCTATGGCTGAATTTGATAGAATGGTTGGTGATATTCCTGCCGGGTGGGAGAATAGGAGTATGGATCGAAAGAACTTTGTAAAGGCGTTCCAGGAAAATTCCCAGATTCGTATGAAGAGGTGGTTTAATGAGGAATCATGGAGGAATGTCCTTGAAACGGGGCTTATAAAGAATCAGTTTGAGACAAGAACGTCCTCAGGTGCGCACTGTCCCTATAAGGAAGGTTCTCGAGACATATGGGAAAGGATTGTATTTAATGGTGCATATCAAGGACCCGCTGCGTACAAGAAACTGAAGAAACATGAATACTTTCCCACAGAACTTGCCAAACAGCGCCCAAAATACGCATTTGTCACAGACAAGAGATATGGGTACACTCGGAATGCTGAACAATACGGTGGGACAGAACTTGTATTAAAGCCGCACATGAAAGAGAGGTCGACTATAACGCAGCATAACACGTCTGGCGTGGAGAACGTGAAAAAGGAGGGCGCGACATTTAGAAATCCAACGAACCTGTATTATGGGTACCATAATGATAAGAAGCCATTTCTATCAGCACAAAGCTCGTCGTACAATGAGATCCAGATACATGGTGATATTGACATGTCAAAGGATGTTGAAAAGATAATTGCAAACACAAGGTTCCTACCAAGAGGTGCAAATGGAAACTTGGTAACTAAAGAAGTGTACATTGCACGGATACAGGCGCTATCACGTAAATTTAATATCCCAGTTGAGTGGGTGAACAGTTAATAGTAGGAGGATTATATGAAGGTTATATCAATACCGGGAGTAGGGAAAGACACGGCGCGCGCTATAGTAGAAAATGAGAAGTCTTATGACGACATTGTTGTTACAAGGGCGGGCGGTATGGAATTAATTCGCACCTTCCCTAAGGATGAATATGGCGACTACGACAAGTTCTGGAACATTATGGGAAAGTGGGACCCAGATTTTGAATTCCTGAAGAAGCCGATAGAAATAAAGGAGATTTCATTCAATTCGTTCAAGGAAGCGTTACGAAAATTCAAGAATAAAGAATGAGGAGGCTGCTATGAAAATGCTGGCTACGAAAGAGTATCGGCTGATAGACGCTCGCCCAGACCTTGTCGATAAGGTTGCGGCGTTTACAGGTATGAAGGCGGAAGAGATTCCCTTTATTCGTAAAGGGCTGTTGCCGTCAGACCTGAAATTTGTGGAAGGTGAAAACGCTGTTGTTGTCCGCATAACTACAAAGACCATTGACAGGGACGGCGAGATTGTTGATCCTGCAGGCGCGGTGCTGTCTGACTTCCAGAAGCACAGTCCTGTGTTCTGGTGTCATAAGTACCAGGAACTGCCGTTGGGCGATTGCATGTGGTTGCGGTCTGATGATGTAGGGCTTGTTGCAAAAACCCGTTACGCGGTTAATTCGAACCCGTTCGCTAAACAGGTCTACGAATACAGGAAGGAAGGCTTCCCGATGGGTGAGTCAATCGGGTTTATCCCGCTGGCAACCGATCCTGTTAAGGCGAAGGAATATGGGTGTAAGCGGTACTACAGCAAGTGGCTGATGCTCGAGTACTCCGACACTCCTATGCCGTCGAATCCAGACACAGTCGAACTTGCAATATCAAAAGGTCTGATGACGGATATACAGGGAAAGGAACTTGAAGATGAATGGGTAACTATTGTTGAAGAAAAGGCTGTTGAGGCTGAGGCCAAGTGTGGTACATGCGGCAGCAAGTTCCCTAAGAAGGATATGATAACAGACGACAAATTGGGGCTTATATGCAAGGGTTGCAGCAAGAAAGGCGGCAAGAAAGAGCTTGATGAAGAGGTTGTGACAAAGACCGCCGATTCCGCCGGGAACAAGTCAGTCTACGAGATAATGTCTGACATATCCCGCGCTTCTTCGAAAGAAAGGAATATGTATTGTTCCGACCTGTACCCTGTGTCGTACCCTAACGGCCATGCTGTATTAATCGAGATGGAACCTGACGGCGGTATAGACTACTACCAAGTGGAGTATATCTATGATGCAAATGACGAGATAACGCTTGGAGAACTTGTTCCTGTAGAGTCCAGGTACATGCCGAGCCCGGAAGAGGTGAATATGATTCAGATGGGTTTGGGTGAAGACGTTGTGCAGAAAGAGGGCCGGGTGTTATCGGGAAAGAATAGAACTCTTATATCTGATGCAGTCACGGCACTTCAGGCACTTCTTGATGCAACAACGGCGGCAAAGGATTTTGACATACGGGACGATGATGTTATGTTATGGGCTATTGACCACCCTGAGGAGTTTGATTCAATACACAAGGAACTCGCGGGCGCTGTCAGTC